CCTCAGGGACGAATTTTTGTAATCCTGCTCTTACATTGCTGTCTTGTAGACCACCAGTTAAAAACTGATTACTTGTAGGTGCTATTGCCATAATTTAAATTCCTTTTATTTTAAGCCTTAATTCTATTCATTAGCCCTTTGAGTGTAGAAAATACGCTTCTCTTCATCAGTCATTTCTGTCCAAGGTTTATCAAGGTTGCCAGTCCTTGACATTCCTGGCTTATGTTGAGTAGGCTTTGAATTTGGCTCGTTTAATTTTTCTGTCATATATTCTAAGACTTGCAAATTTTCATTCGCAAACTTCTCTCTGTCAGCCTTTGGAAGCTTTGAAAGGTACTTGTCACGCTGAGCTGTTTCATGAGCCTCCCACTTTTCCTTATAGGGAAGAGTAGAATCTAATTTCTTTTGAAGTTCTTCAGATAATTCCTGAAACTGTTCTTGTTCCTTCATCTGTTTCACTTTATTAGTCTCTTGAGCTGTCGTGAACTCTGTTACTTTCGCTTCTGCATCCTGCGACCTCTTACGAAGCTTCTTTGAATTATTAACTTCATCAAGGTACAAGGCTTTATAATCTACATTAGAATCGGACTGACTCTCCTGTTGAGGCTCCTGCCCCGTTGCTTGATCTGTAGTGGTTACTTCTGTTTCCATTAAAAATCTCCTATTAATTAGTGGGAAATCTACTAATATTTATTGTTACTACCAAAGAATTTTCAGGCTACTCCCATAAAAATAAAATTTTTATTCTCAGAATATTTATAAATAATTTCATAGGCTTCATCTGAAAGCATTATTGTATTCTTATATGTATCATCTTTATCATGATCTAATAATGGGGTTGATGGGGTTAAAAATCCATATAAAAATTCTAATTCATCTTGGAGTTCTTTTATAGCCATTTCAAGCTCTTCTATTTTTTTACTATTTCCATTAAACATAATACCTCCATTTTAACTGTCCCAAGGCAATTGCCCATATCCTTTAAATTTAAATTCAACGCCTATTTTTCCTGTATCAAGATAAGTTTTAAATGTAAATTTTAAAGTACTCGCCAAATCTGACATAGCCTTATTATAAGCTGTTCCCCCCTCCTTCCAGGTTCTAGGAATCCCCCAAAATTTTCTTGCAGGAACAGGGACATTTGGTATAGCCGACTTAGACCCTGTCGTAAACCCTGAATTGTGGTGTTTTCCATAATCATTATAAGCCGAATTCTTATCTAATTTTAATTTTGTATTATTAGCAGTGGGTGTAACACTAAATGAATCACGAAGCTTTCCCGTTCCATATAATATTGGAGTATCAGGGCTATGCATAGGTTTGGCTTTACGCATTTTAATAGTAGCCTCCCTTGTAGGGCTAGGGTCAGAACGCTTAAAAGGAGCACCATTAATATTTTTTCCATTATCAATGCCCCATTGCAATCTTCCAATAAGACCATCAGCAACGCCCTTAATGAATCTACCATACATAGCTTCTTCACCAGTATTAGAGGCTATATCTGCAAACTTTGTCGCCCTATCTGCCAATTTTATTACACTTTTTAATGCCATTATTTTTTACCTAATACCTGCAAAACTTCATCTAATTTTAATTCTAATATCTCAATTTTTTCTTCAAGCTGTCTAAACATAGTTCGTAGCTGAAATGAATCTATTTGCAGATTAGCCACTGCACTTCTAATCTCCTCTGTCTGTATCATCGTCATCATTCTCACTTTCCTCTCCATCGTTAGTTTGCAACTGTGGGGGAACAAAAGTAGTGAGCTGTGTCACATTTTTTTCAAGGTTTTCTTCAATTTTCCGTTCAGCTTCTTCAATGGTAATGTCTTTATTATTGCGTACCATGATCTCTGCAAGCGTCGTTTGACCATTCTTTAAATCCCAATCGTCACGAAGAACTTTTTCCTGTTCTGATTTTGGGTAGTCTGGTTCAAGAAAATCAATTCCAAATTTATTGGGTAGCTTAGCACCATAAGGTGCTCCAACAAGTTGCTCAATTTCATAAAAATCATTTTCATATTGCCTCCATAATTCTATATCATCTTTAAAATCTTCAAAAGATTCCAAGTCTTTAATCTGAAGTGCTACTCCCGAAGGAGTCTCTCCACCATCTTGGGCAAATTGTACAAACATGTGGTTAGATTGTGCCAATAGCTCTATTTGAAATTTAATAGAGTCAATTACTGCCTGCAGGTTGCCTCCGGGAGATGCAATCCCAAAATTTGCACCTTCAGGAAGAGAAATAATCATATCACTACCTGCTCTTGCAGTCATATCGGCTTCAGGAACCCCTGTGGCCCAAGGCTGTCCAAACATTTGGTATCTTAATCCTAATTGCATTTCAGTAAGAGTAATATTTATATGAGTATTACAATTAATAATATCAACAGCACCCTCTACAAAGAAAGAATCAACCTGATGCTCACGATGGGTGAAAACAACTGGCAATCTACCAAGATTGTGTACCTCTTCCTTGACAATATTCCCCCCTTTATCATATTCAATATAATATTCATCATCAATGTATGCAAATGCCTCCTCACCACTTCCATAAGAGGGATCATCTACAGGATTCATAAGAGGATAAGATATTGCAATAGGATTAAATGGATCACTTGGATCAAAATGGGGTATAAAGAAATAAATTGGATGATAACAAAATTTATCTCCTTCGTAAGTAACTTGAGTGGCAATAGTTCCAAGAAGTCTTGTCATTCTTTCAATGTGCTTAAAAGAAACATCCTTTTTCCTTGTGTAAGTAGTATATTTCTTATTCACATTTCTGATTGCACCAAGAGTATAAATCTTTGACATCTTATTGATAAACTTTTTAGTAATATTCATCTCATAAACAGGAACTTCCTGAAAAGGAATAGCATCGAAGTAAGGTTTAATATATTGATGTATTGATGTACCTGTATAGAAATTTAAATAAACTTCTATTTCCTTCCTCTTGGCATTAAGTCGATATAACTTATCGTCTTTAATGGATTGTCTGATTAAATCTTTAGCGTATTGTGCCATTTATTACCCTCTTTTTTTCTATCTACAAATTTTATGCCTTGCTGTTTGATTGGAAAACGATTTAGGAGAAAGTATCTCAACATATCGCAACCATGATCATGAAAACCATCTTTAACAGGAATCTCTTTTAAGTCCTTACCCTCTTTATGTTCAGGATAGCGATAATTCTCTAAATCTTCTGCTAATCCCATACAATTCTTATTTAAGTGTAGCCTGCGTAAGCCTTCAGCATTCTCAATGAAGCTTCTAACATGAGAAATACCTGCTTCTAATTTACGACTAATTTTGTCACGAACAAAGCGAACATTCATTCCATTTCTACGAAATTTTTCAATATCACCCATACCAGAAGAAGATTGGACTGCACTACCTGCAGGGTCTCCGAAGGAAGCTATCACTCTGTATTTAGCCTGCTTATTTTTACATACATTAATAAGATCATCAGTTGTTACTCTTTCTTGGTGGATAAACTCATCAATAACATTGATATGCTCTATTCCGTCTACAGTATAGACTTGAAACCAGGCAGCAGCCGGCATTCTAAAACCAAAATCAATACAAACATAGGTAGGAAGATTTGGTTGATAGGGGAAATTACCTAAATCCTTCATTCTATCAAATGGATAGACACGACCAGCAAATGAAGTAAACATTGCCCCATATTCTTGGTCAAAAATCTCTGTGGACATGTTTCTTTTAGCCTCGATAAGGTCAGGATCATCTAATCCAAGTGGATATGCATATTGATTCTCCCATGACGGACTATTGAATGAATTCCAATCAACATCAGACTTTCCAAGAAGGAATTTATCATAATTCCAATTATAACCTTCCGGTGTTGATATGAAAAGGGCTTTGCCCTTACGATCTGAAAGAGTAGGGCGTAAATACATATCCCAAACAGTAGCTTTCTGCTTGGCAGACTCATCAAGTACGAGAAAATCCAGTCCCTCACCCACAAGTGAATGGGGGTTATCTGCTGATTTGCCCC